TATGCGGTTGACAATCCGGTTGGCTAGTTCAAAAACTTTCCAAGGAACGCGATAGCTCTGACTAAGAACCTCACTGCTTCCTTCAAGTGTTATGAACTTTTTTATCTCCGCCCCATTCCACCCAAATATACCTTGGTCATCATCTCCCGCTATGTACATCCGCTCACATTTTGAATTTAAGATATGAGCGATCTCCCACTGTAACGGCGTGAGATCTTGCGCCTCATCCAGAAAGACTACTTTCAGTTTTGGGACAAGCTCCGGGGACGCTGCAAGTTTAGACAACATGTCTGTGAAGTCAGTAAGGTGGTTGGCTTGCTTGAAGCTTTCGTACTCATTGAAGATATGTTCAAAATGATAGAAGGGCTCCAGAAGGTCTGTATTGTTGTAAGCCCACCGAGGGCCGTGGAGCGTGGTCCGTGCTAAGTCAATCGCTCTCATTATCGGATGGCTGCTGCGGAAAGTAACAAAGCCTTCGTCTTCGGATATCTCTACTCCATCCACAAGGTTCACGCCGACCTTCTCGCTAAACTCTTTTAAGTGGCTCTCTTTCAAGACATCGGCGGAGCTGAGGCCTAGGGACTGAAACGCCATGGAGTGTAGGGTTCGGAAAAACAGGAAGTCTTTTTCCGGGTCCAGATTAAATCTTGCTACGGCTCTGTCCCGAGCTTCGTTGGACGCTTTCTTGGTGAATGCAAAGTAGCCTATTTCATTTGCCTTCACGCCATCTGCCAGAAGCTTCTCAACATGGTTAAGCAGGGTTGTTGTCTTTCCAGTTCCGGGTGGTCCAAATATTCTAATCATCTCGTTTCCTTACAATGGCATCTAAATCGTACCCCATGGCATGAAGCATTTTTTCGACTTTATAGATGGAGAGTTGGCGTGGCTTACTTGTATTTTCGTATTCGGATATAGTGCGCTGCGACAAAAACGTGCGGTCTGCCAGTTCCTTTTGTGATAGCTTTTTCTCCAGCCGCAACTCCCTAAGAAGAGCGGACCAATGGTCCTGTTGCTCGTTGTTATATGTCTTGACTTCCTCTGCCACGCCAAGGAAATAGTGCTCGGGACAAAGTGGTACTTCAGAGACCACGGTAACAGCGGCTTTGTAGCAGTGTCGGCAGAAGACTTTCTTTTTCCGCATTAGAAGGGCTCCTCGGGTCCTTCAAAGCGAGAACTGAACTCCTGTTCGATCTCCTCATAGGCTGGAATGCTCCAGCATCGTATAGGTCTGCCGTTTATCCGTAGCTGCTCTGACTGTCCGTCAATGTCGCGCAGCCTTTGTGCAATCTTGTTGGAACGGTACTCAGTGAACTTGTTGCGTTTGAGATAACCCTCAAAGTCCTTCAACCGGAAGTAGGTACGATGGGTTGTCTCATTGGTCCATGGGCGGCGAAGCAGGATCTCTTCTTTATCAAGAGCGGACTGCATGTGCGTGGTGAACTCTTCTAGCATCTCGTAAAACTGACCTCGCAGACTTGTGTCTTCGGAAGTTGTAATGATAGCACCTTCTGTCTCCACCATGGTTTTTAAAAGTGCATTCATCTGCGACTCCCAAGCCTGTCGGGCAATGGTGCGTGGCATGTGGTTGATCTGTTCCATGCAGAGGATTTGAAACTTTGGCTGACGTTGAAGTGCTTCTGTGTCAAGTTCCACGGGTGAGCCGTTTACGTCTAGGAACCAGAGAGGTGGCTCAGAATCGTATTTACGAAGGTTCGCAATGCTTGCGGTATTGATGTCACCCCCGACACCATACCGGCGAGAACGGCAACGGTCCCGATTGCAAAAATTGCAAATTGGCTGGTCTTCACACTTGTACTGATAGTCTTTCTTATGCAACTGAGCAGCGACAATGTTAACCTCTTTAAGATCAAGAGGAGGGTCCATAATTGCTTGGTTATACTCAAGGATTTTAGTTTCCCAATCATCAGGGTACGCCTTTCTCAGGTACACTCCCAGGTTAAACAGGCCATTGTTCCGTGTGCCCTCGGGGAAGCCCTGCCGTAAAAGCACCTGTAAACAGGGAGGTCCATCCTTGAGCCGCTCGTCAACCTCCGGAGTCTGCTTAACCAGAAGCTTGTCCAGAGCATCGGGCATAACGGCGGAAGCCTCCGCCATCTCCACAAATTCCTGAAGGGTAGCCATCTCGCCGTTTGGCTTGAAGGCGTACCGGAGTCCGTTCTCATGGTTGAAGTAAGGTAGGTTTAGAAAGTTGCCCTTGTCCCCTCGTTCGAGAACAAGAACAATCTGCTTTGGAAAAATCTCGGTGCCTTTAGCACAGCCAAGTTCTGATGCTATCTCCTTCAGCTTGTTTTGCAGAGCCTCTGCCGGGATAGGTTCTTTAAGAAAGAGGAAGACGTGACCTCCTCCACTCTTGGAACGGCACAGCACAAGGGGGAGTTTAAGTTTGTGTATCTTTTGTACAAGTTTGGAATGGTCGAGCGGATAGATGTCAATGTCAATGCAGCCCCACCAGCACTGGCTGTCCTCGTTTATGGGGACAATTCCGACACTGCGTTCCCCGTTAAGGTGCGAGGCAAAAGTATTTGTGTTCCGTTTTTCTTTTACAAAGGTAGCCTTACCCTCGGACTTGCCGCTGGCTTTTTTCCCCGTTACGACAAAGGTGCCGTAGGCCATGTCGAGCCCCCGGAATAGGAGCGCGAATCTTTGTATGAGTTCCCTTTCCATAAAAAATAGCGAGGAGGTTTTACCCCCCTCGCAACACCCTTAAAAGGGTACTTCTTCCTGTTTAACCTTAGACTCTTCGCGCTGATGTTGGACGTTGACTTGTCCTGCGCTTATGCTTTCTGCAAACATCTTGGCTTCAGCGTACAGGTTGGCATTGTCGATGTAGCCTTCCTTGCTAATCTCCCAGCCAAACCAGCTGCCCTTCTTGTTCTCCTCCTTGTGCGTCTTGAGACGAAAGATTTGAGCATACCGAGGCGGCACAAAAAGGTGGCCTTTGCTGTCTTTCATTTTTGCCGCTTTCAATGCGGAGTTCCACTGCTTTGACTTCTTAAACTGAGTCGTTTTCATGGAAACCAGAGCTTGCTGCGTCATCCCCTCGCCATCTAGCGTAAGAACATAGTGTTGAGCAGTACGCTCTAGATACCTTCCATCGCCATCCACAACGTAGTCGTTAAAGTCCTTCTCGTCATCATTGCGGAAGGTGTCTGGTAGGGCAGTCCCTGCTGGATAAATGTTGAAAGGAGCCTTTGATCCTTGGCCCAACGGCTCCCACTCAATATGCTCTAGCCGGTAAGCACAATTAATTACTCGGCAACCATCAGAGCCGTTGATGACTTCCTTGGTGACCGTGTTATAGATGTCTCCAGCCCGAGCGTCTATTTCATCCAGCTCGGGTGAAGTCTTCTGGAGAATTCTGAGGAAAGGCATTGCCAAATCCTCGGTTCCCAGGTTCGTTAAGCCAGCACCAGCGTCCGCCGAAAACATATCGGGATTAAACGCTATTACTTCAGCTTTCTTCTTTTTAGCAACTGCTGTTCTTGCCATCTTTATCGTTTCCTCGTTATTTTCGCATGGTTAGACATGTAAGTGGTTATCGCGTCTGTGGTCACAGGTAAGCCGTCTTCCACGCGACTCTTGAACCAAGCCCTCAACGTGGAGGGCTCAATTTTTTGAGTCTGGTTTGGAATCAGACCTTTATCCGCAACCCATTCGGTAAAAGCCTCTGCCTCGTTCATTTCTCCACGACCAAACGTGACAGTTACATTATTTTTTATAATGTCATCGTCACCACATTGGCGGATAAACTTGAAGGCTTCTTCTTTCTTGTCTACCAAAATGGTAGCCGAATAGACGGGCTTGATTTCGATACGGCTTCCGTCCGAAAGGGTAAGGTTTTCAATACCCAACTCCTCCATCGCATCGGGGAGAAGTTCGTCTGTAACCTTCTTCAAGGATTTCTTGAAGTTCTTATACAAGTCTTCGGCATTATCCACATCTTCCTGCAATCGGGCAGCTTCATTTGCTAGACGGGAGACCTTATCCAGTTTCCCATCCTCAAGCTTGTCGATTTTGTCTGAGGAAGATGTGTTGGCATCAGATGCCATCTGATCTAATATGTCTTTCATACTTTCCTTTCCTAATGTTTCTTGTTTCTACCGTCTTGACGGACGGTCACGTAACTTGTATAGGTAATCCTAGGACTATGCAAGATAAAAAATTCAAATTCTTCACCGAGCCCTACGCTCATCAGAGAGAAGCCTTCGACAAAAGCTCGGAGCAAACCAACTATGCATTGCTTATGGACATGGGCACCGGCAAGACCAAGGTAACTATTGATACTATCGGGCTCTTGTTTGAAGAGAAAAAGATAGACATAGCTGTAGTGGTTGCTCCAAAGGGGGTGATTGCAAACTGGGTGGCCGAGATTGAAACGCACCTCCCTCCGCGCATAGAGCGGGAAGTTCTTTTGTGGAATCCCAATCTGACAGACAAGGTCAAGAAGTCGCTACGGGCGCTGTACACTAAAACAGGGAAGCTCAAGTTTTTGCTTATGAATGTGGAAGCATTCTCCACTGAGAAAGGTACTGACGTTGCAAAGGCCTTTATCAAAATGTTTAAGGCGATCATGGTGGTTGATGAAAGTACGACTATCAAAAACCGTGGAGCCCAGCGGACAATTGCGCTATGTGCAGTGGGCCGTGGTGCGCGGTACAGGAGGATTTTAACAGGGTCCCCGGTCACCAAGAGCCCCCTCGACCTGTTCAGTCAGATGGGTTTCCTTGATCCTGACATTCTCGGGTTCAAAAACTTCTATGCCTTTCAGTCACGGTACGCTTTGCTAGACAAGAAGCACATGGGTGCAAGGATCTTTAATCAAGTTATAGGTTACCAGAGGCTGGACGAGCTGACGGAGAAGCTTTCCAAAAGCTCCTTTCGAGTGCGGAAAGAAGACTGTCTGGATCTTCCTGATAAGGTCTACGAGAAGAGAGAAGTAGCCTTAACCAAGGAACAGGAAAAAGCGTACAAGCAGATGAAGCAGTTGGCTCTCGCGCAACTGAGCAATGGAGAACTTGCTACAACGCACAGTGTCCTGACACAGATCATGCGGCTACAACAGATATGCTGCGGTCACCTGACAGATGACGAGGGCAAAGTTCACGATCTTTCTTCCAATCGCATCAAGTCTCTCTTGGACTTATGTGAAGAGGTACAGGGTAAGGCAATCGTATGGGCAACGTGGACAGCTGACATACGCTCGATTGTTGAGGCCCTGCGAGACCGCTACAGCGTACAAGCGGTCTCAGCGCTCCACGGGGAGACCCCAGACTCGGAACGTCAACATATTGTGGAAACTTTCCAGGATAGACAGTCTGAGCTGAGGTTCCTTGTGGGGCATCCAAAAACGGGAGGGTATGGTCTGACGCTGACGGCAGCAAACACTGTAATATATTACTCGAACAGTTATGACTTGGAGCTGCGCTTACAGAGCGAGGACCGTGCCCATAGGATTAGTCAGAACAACAAGGTCACTTACATCGACCTTATGTCGCCAAAGACGATTGACGAAAAGATAGTCAAGTCCTTGCGTGACAAGATCAACATAGCAAATCAGATTCTTGGAGAGTCTGCCAGAGAGTGGCTAGTCTAGCTTCTTCCAGACCTTACCATCAAATATTTTTGACTGCCGCCTGTTCTTGGAGGGTGGGTCTATGTAGCTCAGGTGTATCCAACCGGAGTTGGGCACGTCCTCCTTGTAGTACTCAAGAATGAGCTGGTCGTATACTACGTTGTCCATGATCCATAGGGCTAGTGCCATGTTGTCTACCCATGGCACCTCAAAGTCTGCTGCCTGTCCCTTGGTGTGCTGGGAATTGGGCCCTGAACCAAGGGCCTCGTTGAGAGCGGCGGATCTAAAGCCACTGGAGGGCCTGATTGGAACAGAGTAGTGCTTTCGCACTGGTTCCAGACCGTGCTTGCAGAGAAGTCTGAGGTTTTCTGTTTGAGCTTCGTCGGGCTCGTTATTAATTCCCAGACGGTCTGCGGTCTGTGACTTGGTCATTTCCCATAGAGAGAAGTTGTAGGAAAGTCTCAAAGGACCATCTGCCTCGGTTTCTTACGGAGAGACACTATGCCTCCCTTGTTGGCGAAGACAGGGTCTGTTGCTCCAAACAATTTCTGGCCTTCAGCCAGTGTGGTTGGGTCTGTTTGTGCGGAGGCCATGTTATTACTAAGAGCAGGGCTTGCGTAATCAAACAAGCTTTTGTTGAGAACGGAAGCCGTGTTAGGTTCGGCTCGTGCAACCTGTACTGGAGAAGGCTCCATCTGGAGAGAAGCAGTAGGACTTCCAAATCTTAGCTGTCTTATACTTTCTCGGTCTTCTCTTTCTTCAACAGGTTCTGTCAGAAGTTCTAGGCCAGCACCGCCCCGTCCGACAGATCTACGGAACATATCCAGCGGGTTCAGGTCATTCATTACCAACGTGTATAAGGTTCCCAGAATATCACTTCTCATTTTTTGTTTAACACGGGAACCACTGATGTCTTCCAGAAAATTTAGCAGGACGTTTTCATTCTTTGCGGCAAGTATCAGCATATCGTCAAGGATGTTTCCGGTTAGTGCTTCTCCTAAACGTCGAAAGATTCTGCCGCCAGCTCCTGCTGCGTACAACTCGTTAATGAACCCTGTCGCTTTAGCGCCAGCCAATGCAAAAGCTCTACCAAAATTGGTGAACAATTCTGTCTGGGCAAAATCGGCCATGTCCTGTAGGTTTCTAATACGGCCAGATGACACATCCCCTATTCCCTTAACCACTTTGTCGAGTGCTTCAAGTAGTTTTGCTCCATGCTCCGGGTTGTCTGCATAGGTTTTGTGAATAAGCGTCACAAAGTTTTCGTTATCAAGAAGTTTTGCCAGCTCGTCTGCCGCTCCAAGGCTTTTAACAGGTTTCCCTAATCGCCTCATGGCTCCTGGAGGAAGCTTTTCGCCGGGTATCTCGACTGCGGTTTGTATTTTTCTCCACACACTCTGCATCAAGGCTCCCTTAAAAGCATCTTTTTGCAGCTTGCTGTCTTTTAGAACACTAAGAAAGTTGTCTATGTCCGTATCTGGAGTCTTAGAGCCCGGACGGGTGATGTTGTCTAGAAGCGAATCTATAACAGTTCCGTACTCAGCTCCGTAAGATTCTTTAAGTGTCTGTACTTCAAAATCGTCATTTTTTAATATTTTACGTGCATGTAGAATAGCTTCGTTAGAAAGCTCGTCTGCAAAAGCACCTCTTCCCCGTAACCTATTTATGGCTTCTAAAGCGTTCAGGTCGTTGGCTTTCATCAGTTCTTCTACAAACTCGGATAAAGTACTTAGACCAAGGGTTCTACCTGTCATTTCCCCGGAAGCTTTGTCTATAACAGGAGCCCCTTCCAGCGCCTCTACTAAGGTTCTTTGTTCCTTATTACCATGCCTTTTTAAAAAGTTAATTCCATCCGCATGTGTCTCCATAAACTCATTTAAAAGATCAACAGGAACCATGTCGCGGTGAATTTTTGTAGCTCCCGCTAGGCGAACCTCTTCCGGTAGGCTTCTTCTTAGCTGGTCTATAAGTACGTACTCAATTAGATCAGCGGCATCTCTTGTTGCTGCGGTGCCTTCGACATTCTTAATATCGTCTTTAAGTCTTAGGCCAAAAGCCCGTCTTTCTTGCCCTATTTCCTGAACTTCATAGGGCCAACCTTCAAGGCTGTAAAGATCCTTGGTGTCATTGTTAAAAGGAAGGTCTGGCTGTATTGTTGCCTGTTGCGTTGTCCTAGGACGGCCCCTAGAATCTAATAAAGGTTTACCGCTTCTATCTAACAGAGGCACCCTCTCAAACTCTGCAATGTTTGTGTCAACCCTTTGTAGGACTGTTTGTAACCTTCGTATCGCTTCCCTTTGTGCAGCAGGATCACTGATCGTTTTACCGGGAAGAACGGTCTGTGCCACCCTCTCGGGAGAAATCGACGGAGTACTGCCATCTAAACTAAGAATATCCCCCATAGAATCTTGGACATGGTAGTACGCTCGGGTGGCCTGTCTGGCTTGCATTAGTGCTACTGTATCTATTTCAGGGAAGTTGCCCTCATTAATTAGTGACAGCAACATCTCTTCTAGGGCTCTGGTGTTAGCCTTCTTTGCCGGTGTCCAAGTGTCTTTGTTAATGGACCTAGAATCTTTAAGCTCGGATATAATATCCTGCACATCTCCTGCGCTGGTATCTCCATCAAGCCTTCCTAGTAAGACTGGACCTCCTTCTTGTGACAAAATAGACTCTGAAACATCCTTTAGTTTGTACTCTTTCTTCAGAAGATCTTTTTGAAAGTTGTCCCGCTTTTTAGTAAGAGCTAGAATCGTGGGACTAGGTTTTTCTACAAGGTTATCCAGCGTGGTTCTTTTTTCTATGAGAGCTTCCAAGTAGTTAGTGGGGGTTTTCCAGGTCCCTCCGGACCCTACATATTTTGGAGGTGCCAGAGTACGCATTACCCCTCCCACGGCATCCTCTAAAGATAGTTCGCCGCTTATAACCTTGTCTGCGCGGTAGTCCCCTACTATGTTTTCTAGCATAGTTGCATTCTCTTCGGTCAGCTCCAAGGGCTGGCGAGAACGTGCGTCTGGAATACCCACTTCGTCTCCAATGCTTTGTGGGATGTTATCTAGCCATGCTTTCCTGTCGGCCACGGCTTTAGGACCTCTTAGAGAACTCCAACGTGCTGTCCCAGGGACCGAGTTTGAGAGGTAACGAACAAGCCCTGCTTGTGCAACTTCGTTAGCCCCTCCGGTTGCTGCATTTTCTACCATCTCTCGTACAAAGGACTTGAGGTCTGTCACAGCGGTGTCTACTTGCTCTCTTTCTAGTACCTGTCGCGCTTCGAGATCTGTTTCGGCTACATTTAATTTGTCTTGTGCGGTGGTAACATTTTCCTCAAGTCTAGCTATTTTTGTAGGTATTTGTTCTGCGGCTACTCGACCAGCACCAAGACCAGCATCTACTTGGGCGGCAAGTATTTGTTCGTCTTGAATACTTTTTGCTAGGTTACGGGCTGAATTTGTACCGCCAATTTGAAAGAACTGTCTCGGGAGATACAATGCGGGATCTACTCCTGCTGCTGAAGACAGTTCCTTTGTGATCTTGTCGATTGCCTCTGCGGGACCAAGACCAGAGACATCTACTTTGGTGTTGTCTACACCCGGAGCCTGAAAAACAGTGTTCTCTGGGAACTTAATACTGTCTCCTCGAACCTTTTCTTTAAGCCCCGGAATCCTTTCCCAAAAGGCTGTCTGCAAAGCTTTCCAATGATCGTCCGCATCGGCATAGGCAGATCGTATTCGTTCATCTATAACCAGTTTCAGTGCGGGATCTTTAGCAGCTTCTTCTATGCTGTCATAACCTTTTTCTCTTACCCAAGAATCAAGATTTTCTATAATTGTACTTTGCCGTTTTTCAGCACTCCTCAAAAGGTCCTGCCGAGCTTCCAGAAAGTCCCTTTCCAGAATTTGGTCGAAATGTGTCGTAAGTCTCTTTTCTATAGACTGAATTGTTTCTTCATCTACAAATTTAAGCTCTTGCCACTTGCTACCTTCTCTTATTCCCTCACGAAGAAGTCTTTCTCTGGTTTCCTCGTACTTGGGAACATAGTCTCTAGGGGCATCTTTGAACTTGTTGTAGTCCTCGTCAAGAAGTCCCCGTACATCTACGCCGCCCTCCGCTGTTCGGAGAGCTAACTTTTCTCCGCCAAGAGTGGTGCCTTCAATGCTGTCATCAAAGGCTTTGTACACAGCAGAAAACAAGTTATCACTAATATGGACTACTTCTTCTAAATCCCTTTTCGTTAGTTCTGCGAGTGCCTCCGGACTACGCCCAGTTTTTTTAAGTGTAGATGTTCTTATGTTTTCTACAGCTTGACTAAAGAAATCAGCCAGTTCCATGTCACTCTCTGTCTGGGCTATGTCAAACTCAAGATTTTCTCTTTCTCTTGCGTAGACTTCTTCGGGCATAGCATCCGGACCTTCTATCCTGCGCTGATTTTCCAAGTCTCTAAGAGATTTTTCTAAAATAAACTTTTTCTCAGTAAGCGCCCTAGCGATACCCCGATACCTTGCAGGTGAGCTGAAGAAAAGGTTTTCGGTGCCTTCTACAAAAGCCCCCCCCCGTGCAAGAGCCTGTTTTTGTAGTTCCGCTAGTCTAGCTATCGCGTGGCCTCTGTTTTTTCTAGTATTAGGAGAGCCGTCTGGTAAGACCTTGTGATCCCCGTAACCTTTAAGTGAGTTGAGAAGTCTCTCCTTTAAGGCTTCTTCCCCAACAAAGGTCCTTCCTAAAGATCTTTTCAATCCAACAGCCGCTGGAATTATACCGAGACTCAGCCAATTTATGACTGGTTTATCGGCAATGTACTTGCCACCTGTTACTAAAGCCGCAGGGCCCGCTATAGCCCCTGCCATAGCTGCGACCTGACCCAAAGGATGGTCCTCTAGGCCAAAGCCTTCCAGCAGACTTCCAAAAGTAAACCCTGCACCAAAACCATACCCTGTTTCTGCATAGAAACGCTGCCGTCCTTCTTTACCACGGTACGCTGCTTTGACTTTGTCCATCATGGACCCGACATTATCGGGCGACGCAGCGTCAGCCCCTTTCTCACGGGAAGCTCTACGGGCCATCCTACTAAGCGTGTTCAAAGCCCCGGCAGTTTCTACCCAGAATTTTGACTCAGCACCTCCCAAGGCAAACTCCATGGCATAAGCCATAATTTGTTCATAAGGCCCTCTGGGGTCAGCGGTCATGTCTATACCGCTGGCATTTTCAAAAGCTTGTCGCAGGTTTTCGGAGCCTATTGTAGCGAGTCCTTCCTGTGCGGCTTTTATACGATCTTGTACAGCAGAGGTATCAGCAGGTACTGTAGCTCCTCCCCTCAACTCTCCATACCTTTCACTAAGCCACCCGACCCCCTCTGTAGCTGCACTAGCTGCTGCAAGAGGCATCTGGGCTACGTCGGCGGGGAGGCCCACAAGCTGCGCTGGGGCTCCTTTTAGTGTCGGCCAAAAAACTCTGCCAAAGAAGCCTCTGCTATCTGCAAACATTCCGGGCATGTTCCTAAAGGCGTGTTGCAATACTTTTGTTTGAAAGTCTGTGTCAAAAGCCCCTTTGTTTGAGAGGGCATTTAGCACACCCCTGTGCCCTTCTGTGTTACCTTTCTTCGCTCCCCACAACTTTGGGTGAAACTGTAGTGTATGTGTCTTACGGTTTTGGTCCGTGACCTCATAGGCCCATTTACCGTCTTTGGACAAGCCTAAGTAGTCTGCATTTTCAATTTGTAGGTCAGACATCAGTTAGTTATTCCTGGTGAAAGCTGCTTCATGTCAATTCTGTCGAAATACCTTCTGTAGTAAGGTCTTTTTTCTACTCTTGTGTACATGGCTTTAATCCTAGGCCATACATCCATCCAGTATGCTATAGCATCCCGTGCGGCTATAGCTTCTTCAGTGTTCCCTGCTAATTTCGCTGGGGGAAGCGCGAGAGCCTTCCGGTATAGTTCAAAGTCCGCCAGCAGTCCGTCCTCACCCTCAAGGGGTATTATTTCCGCAAATTCATTTTCTGTGGGTTGACCACGGCCCAGCTCTCCAGAGGTCTGTTCTAAAAGCAGGTCTGCATTAAAGTTTTCTTCTTCATTTGCCCTAAGATTTATAACGCCGTCAGATCTTCTTGGGTTATTAACGTCCGCATACTTAGGAACAAGAACATATCTATTCCCATCTCCTCTGCGTTCCGAAATAATATCCAAAACCCCATTTACTCTGTGCGGCGTTATTTTGGAGAGAGTCATTCCCTCTATGTCTGCTTTTAATGCATCCGTAGTCTGACCCTTATACCAGTCACTGTGGTAATTGAGGGATGGAGTGACGTTTTGCATCTGATATCCTCTTTCTGCCATCCTTCTGTTCGCGTTGTCGTTAAACGCTACATGACCTGACTCATACATAAGGCCCTCAAGGATTCTTTCGGCAGCTCCCCGTAACTGCATAAGTAAGCTATAGTTCAGTTTGTCTGCGGTAGTGATGTTGGGAGCAAGCTGCCGCTGTTGTTCTACGTCCTTGTCCGACAACCTGCCGCTGTTAAGTTGCTTACCAAGCATCCGGGCAATGCCGTTGGCGGATAAGCGCATGCGAGCAACTAGGTTATTTAATTCGCGGTCCCCCATACCAATAGCAGTTCGCAGGGCTGCTACCCGCCCCGCTATTGGTCCTTCAGCCCACCCTATCCTGCTGGCGGCTGCTATGATGCTATCTAAGTCATCTAAGAGATTTAACTGTTCCACCACGGAAGTTTTTACGGCTGTGGCAGTTCCGGAGCGTTGCTCTTTTTCTCTTGCATCCCTGTATTTTGTAAAAGCTTTTCCAAAGGCTATCCTATTCTCGCTGTCTAGATTTCCTTGGGCTATATCTCCCCCACCAGCGGCTGCTACAGCCTCTACGTCAAGCCTTAATTGTGTATCTCCCCCATCTAATGCATTGGGGTCAACCGCAAACAATTTGGGATTGTAGTTGATGCCTGTAAGAATAGGGAAGGCCCTACGCCGGACACGGGGGTCTAAATTAGGTACGTTAATACCCTCGGGGCTGTCAGGGTTTGCTAGGGCAGCTACGGGCTGGTTTTGAGAACCTAGCTCCTCAAGTTCTCTAAACCTGACTGCGTCAACCGCTCTTGCCTCACCCACGGTGGGTGCAGCGTCAGTAGCGACAATAGTACCGTCACCAAACACCTCCGAGTACCCCATTTGTGAAAACTGCTCTAACGCCCTAGTAATAGCAGTCTCTACTGGTTCCCTGTCAGAGGACCTGTCCAGCTTACTGACAAAGGACCGGAACACAGTTTCAAGATGCTCCTGCTGTTCCTGTGTAAGGGGAACGTTCCCCTTGTGTTCAAATAATCCCGGCTCTCCCTCTGCGGGTTTATACAAGCCCGTAGCCCCGGCACCTATGTGGTTAAAAAATGCCCCTCGGTTGATTCTAAAGCCTTCCCTGTCGCCTGTATCGGGACTTGTACTGAATATGCTTCCCGCCTGTGTAAAGTTTTGAATAGCTTCTTTGTCCCATATTGGATCATCTGCGGTGGGCTTCTCGTCATAATCGGTAAGGGTCTTTAATCGGAAACCTCGAACCAAGTCTTTTAGTGGCTCGTCCTTAGCCAGCACCTCTGTCCATGGTTTATATGTTCCGTCCTCCATGAGTACGGATTGTTGTAACACACCATCTTGCTCATACTGCTTGAACACAAGTGGGACCTCACCCCCTACGCCAGCTTGTTTTGCTGTCAAGGCCTTGTTTTTACTGTCCACTAAGACATAGTCGGACAGATGCTCCAGTTCTGCTGCATCCGTACTTTGACTATCCGCCCAAGTACCTGCTGGCTGAAGGTTTTTAGCTTCCCCAGAGGTATAGTACCGTGTACCGTCCCCCGAAGCATCCCACAGTGAGTTTACTCCTTCGGGAGCATCCGCCGTGTAGATTGTTTTTCTGACAACGGGGACTACCTCGGCCCCTGTTATGGTGCCATCCTCATCTCTGATTATTTTTTCCCAATCCCCAGTCAAAGCCGTGGTGGAAGGTTTCGGAAGTCCTGCACCTTTGATCCCCACCAACGTACCGTCCAGTTCCTCACCAGATAGGGAACTAAAGGTAGGCTCTCCTGTAATTGAATCTATGGTTTGTATTATAGGCGTAGGTACACCGTCATAGGTAAGATTATCCAGTAGTGTAGATTCTTGTGGAATCAGCCCAAGGGCTGTTGTGGCTATGCTTTCTTTTCTGGCGGCAGCTGCTGCTTGTCTTTGCTGAACATTTTGCAAAGCGGATAGTTTAAGGGCTCTCTCCTCCTGTGCCTGTGCTGCTCTCCTCGCTGCCCGGTTCTGGTAGTCCTGCCCTGTGATTCCCATAAGGTCGGATGCAAGAGGAGACACGACAGACCTTCCAAAAGTGGAAAGAGGAGCTTCTCCTCGCCGTGGCGCTTCTCCTACACCACCAAAACCTCTTCCCATAAGAGAGAGGCCTATCTGAAGATTCCGCATCCTCCGTGCTTCACGGTCCTGTGCGGCATAGTCGGTAGCTCCTAAGTAATCCTGTAGAAAATCCTGCTCTGCTTGCAGTTTCTCTGGGTCTGGTATTCCGCTCGGAGCTTCCGGATAAATCTTCTCTAAAAGCTCGGAAATTCCTTGGTGTCTCTTTAGCACGTCAGCCATTACTAATGCCTCTTATGCATAGGGGTCTTGGGCCATGGGCAGTGGTGCCTCAGCCATAATTCCGGAAGTGTCTTCCATGGGAGGTGTGCCAGATACAGCACCTACCGCACCTACGAGGGAGTTTGTTTCTGCTGCCATGCTATCAGCTACGGCAGATTTAGTGGCAAGGTCTGTGATACCTCCAGGAACTATACCAGTGTCAGCCATTTCCTCCTGTATCAGCGCACCTATGCCTTGATCCAATTGTGCCAGTTGTAAGGTCGGTTGTACAAGAGTTAAAACGGAATCCGGTGTTCTGTCTGCGTCTTCCTGTCCAACCACCTCTGCGAGCATGGACCTGTAGTCCTCTACGGGGAGGTCTTCGTCCCACACAGCATTCATAATCTCGCGGAAGTCTGTGGCAGACTCCAAGTTATCCCTACTACGAACGGACTCTTCTTCTGCTGCCCCTGTCACTGCTTCTGTCAAGGCCTCCTGACCTGTCTCCTGTAAAGCTTCTTCCGCAGCTTGCAAAATCTCCGGTGGAATCTGGCTTACCTCTAACAGGGGGGGTTCTCCTCCCATCGGAGGGGGTTGTCCTCCGCCTCCTCCTAGCATTGCCGCAAGTTCAGGGGGAATTCCTTGACCGCCCATGGCTGGCATAGGAGGAACAGGTCCACCATTTGCCATGCGGTACATCCGTCGGTTGAGTAAGTTATGGGGCATGACAAGCCCTCCTTCGTTCAAAATACATCTGTTCCATTATCCAGGTGTTCCAAACAAGCCACCACCTGACAGATTATTGGCCGCGACACCGGCACCTAGAAGGCCTGTTCCAAGGCTTGCAAACTGCTGGAAGGAGCTGGGCTGTCGTGGAGATGGGGAGGCGGCGGAAGCAAGAAGAGTCTGGCTAGAAGGCGCTCCTTTATAAATGTCAGATAGCCAACTCACTCTGCCAATAGGTTCATATAACTGACGGGTCCTGTTTTGTTGATCTGCATCAAATCTAGCCTGTTCAAGTGCTTGTTGTTGTGCCCCGGTTTGCAGCAACGTATTTATATCCGTTATTCCGGCCTGTTGACGTGAAAGACCTGCTCCTATCTGCTGCCCGCCTATTCCAGCGGCAAGCTGCCCTATGCCAGAGAGAAGGTTGGCCTGATTCTGTTGTCTACCCTGTTGCTGCTCAAAAGACTGGCTGGCTGCTCCAAGAGACTGTAAGAAATTCTGGGAATTAAGAGCGGCCAGCGCACGGGCTCTTGCATCCTGTAGGCCCTCCTGCAACTGACCTGATTCCAGTCCAAATCTGGAGCCTCCGAAGGACCCTGCTGAATCAGCTTTGGCCGCAAGTTGAGTTCCCGCAATCAACCCTTCTTCGTTGAGACGTTTAAGAGTTTCATCAATGACCTGTTGCTGGAACGGATCTTGAAATTGTTGTAGCTCTTCCGCTGTAGGCTGGAATCTTTGTGCGCTTCCCAAGGCGGACAGTTGTGCTGCTGCCAAGGAGCCCAGACCACCGACCAAAGCTTCTTCTCCGGCTATCTGCTGGGGAAGAAAAGCACCTACACCCTGCTGTGCTGCGGAGAAGGCCTCAAGCTGCTCTGGTGTGAACCCTGCAACTAGTTGCTCCGGAACATCAATGGGTATTCCGGCCAGCGTCCTGGCATCTTCCAGAAGGCCTAACTTTATGGCCTCTATTTCAGGAGCTTCGCGGACTACTTGTTCTTGAATGGTTCTTTCAGGCATGGTCAGGCCCTCATCTCAAAATTACGCATCATGCCGTAAAGGTTCTTGGCCCCGGCATATCTGTCCCCGTTACCGGAAGGGTCTGCCCCTTCTACTGCCCTATTGGTCATAACAAACTCTCCATCAGAGAGCATGGCGGGTATTTCATCAGAAGTCCCGGTTCCGGGCCCCTCAACAAGAAGCTGTCTTCTCGGGAAACCGCCGGTTGCCATTTTCTGTACCATGCCGCCCTTAGCTGCACTGGCAAACAGGGTCGGGTCCAGAGCCTCTTCTGGAAGCCTGTATTTTTCAGGATTTGCTGCAAGAAGGTCGGCCCCTGTTTCTCTATCGACAAAACCGGCAAGGTCCTTCTCAGTGGGCTGATCTCTATCGTCGTCGTCAACGTCAAACAAACCTGCTTCTTTCGCGCCCAAGTAACCAGCGGTTCCGTACAGTCCTAGGTCTATTAAATTGGTAAGACCCTTGTTCTCTGAAGCCCAATCCTCGTCAATGGTTCTTGCTAGGCTCGGAAGTCCCAGCGGACCCTTAAAGCCAAACAACCCTGTCTTGTTTGCTGCTGCTTCCTCTTCTAGCATCTGTTTATACACATCACGCCCCAAATTAGAGCTGGGGTCTATGTTATGAACAGCCATTTTGTCTACATAACGTTTAAGCAAAGGATCTTGGGACGCTGTAACTTCTGGAGTGTCTACAGACGTACGAGCGTCTACACGGCTGTCTGTACCCGATGCTCTTGCTGCAGCGTTTAGTCTTAGTTTAGCTAAATTCTGCTGATAAAGAGCAGCAGCATCCGGATCTGTGGTCGGGAGTCTAGACCCGGGTCTATCCCCCGGTCTATGCGTCTGTGTTGTATAAGGCTGTTCGAGTCCTGTGCGGCGTAGTTGGTCTCCACCCTCACTACCTACGAGGATATCCTCGCCTCTGCTGCTGGGTGGTTGTTGTGTGTAAGCGTTACCAAGATACTGAGGTCTTGTTTCGATTACTGGGACCGGTCTTTCTACGCTAGGGAGATCTTCCCTGAGCGCTGCTTGTGCCTCTAGCGCACCAATGTTTTCTGCCTTGTCACCAAAGCCGAATCTCTCAGCGGTACTTTCATACCCCTCTCCTGTGAAATAGCTGGAGTCTATTCCCTCAAGAGTGTCCCGCCCCGCGAGTATGTTCAGACCACCCTTGAGAGCCACACCCTTAGCCAAATTCAGAGCCAGACGCTTGGCGGTTTTTTTCGGATCAAAATCTTTTCCCTGCTCCAGATACTCTCCCAACATGCCCCAAATCAAGTTGGAACCAGCTGTGCCCGGTCTCAGGAACTGAGGGCCTCCGGGAACTCCTATCTCCTGCCCTAGGAGTGGCAAGAGGGTTGTAAATACTCCGGTGCCCCGTAACTTTTTGACACGCTTCTTTACGCTCTTGAAAATTCGGCTAAAGAAGAACTCAGGTGCCCCTGTGACAGGATTAAGGCTGTTTAACTCATTTCCAACGACATATCTTTCCGGATCAAGTCCCATCTCTGTCATCTGAGTGAAGAGAAGATCCCTTACCTTTGGATTAGCGTTTAAAACTTCTAGTGGAATAACGGTCTCGCCCTCGGCAGCATGGACCACGTAAATATCACCGTTTCGCCCAAAATCTGCCATCTTTTTCATCTGACCTTGGATAGAAGCAATTCCCAAAGGAGACAACTCCTCTTCAGGGGAAGCCTCTATAAAAGACTGCAGACCGTTCTTAGATTCTATATGTGTTTGTAACATATCAAGAGACCTCTAGTACGCTTGCAAATGCGTATATCTTGCTTGCAGTATCGCAGTTTAACTGGAGCGTATCACCCGTCTCTAATACGAAAGGACCGGAGAGGGACGTGTCGGCAGCGGCAGCCATACTGGTTTGATCCAGTATAACCAGCGTCGAAGAGGAGCTGTCATTTATTTTGGTATAAACCACCACAGCTCCACTATGATTATTGTACAAATTAAGGTTTTTTACAACAGCCTCAGTGGCGCTGGGACAGGTATAAATAGTCACGTCTCCTGTTGCTCCAACCAAAGTAGCTACATTTTTGTACGCAGAAGCCATGTCACTCCATAAACCAGCTTAAAGCATTGGTTTCGTCCACCCCACTAACAACAGCGGGAAAATCTATTTTTGTAAGCGCCATCTCCAAGTCCCGTAGAATTCTTATAAAAACCTCAGAGTCGTATTCTTTCGGAATACTTGGTAGGTTATGGTCGAGTAAAGAAGCCACTATCTTCTCCCATCAGGGCGTATGGCTAGTCGTGTATCCCCCAATGTCCAAGCTGTGTTCACAGCATTACTGGCTACTCTCATAGTCACTGTTCTTCCACGGCACCTTATATCTGACTTCTGAGTAGAAGAGGTCACCGTTGCTGTAGCCGCTGTGGCTAATGAATCATTCGGATAGTTTCTTGTTTTTATAACATAACTGACCGTAGGGTCCGTACCAGACAGTACAATGTCAGGAATGATTTCCGAGACGAACATAAAATTATTGCCATCTTCAATGTCAAAATCAGCCGTTTCTATGAAGGAATCCATAGCAGACCCGTCGTCATTGTCCGTATTCTCATGTACGTAAACTAACTCCGTCCCCCCAGAAGCTCCAGCGCCTCTCGGATTGCTGTGAATATCGGAATCTACCCAAGCTGTTCTGGAGAGTGTCCCTATATCCCAGGTGTTATCTGTGTATTGAAACTTGACATAGCGATCAATCTCATCAGAAGAAGACGATGCATAAAAAAACAAAATCTCGTCAAATAGTCTATTGGAACAGGCAAAGAATTTTCTAGCTTGCTCCAGATTAATGTCGTCAAAAACATATCGGAGAACGGTGCAGGGCAAAACCTGAAGACTACCTGTCCATGCATAAAAATTCTCGTTGTCCATCCAGAACACACGGTCCCCTACAGAGACTACCGAGTTTATGTTTAGAGCCTTAACCCCCATGGACACCAAGGCAAATCCAAAAGTAAAGGGAGGCCCTGTAAACCTCATGGCATACAGGGAGGAATCTGTCCAGATAAGGGTCTCCTGCCTTGTTCGTATACCACAGATAATTTCAGAGCCTGTAGAAAGGCGCTGGCTTCCTGCTGTGTTCGTAGTTTGTGGAGTCCAGTCAAAAGGAGATTCTTGGTCTGACCACCGGACCAAAAGGAGGTCTTGGTCAACGGAACCTAGCGCATTTGAACCCAATGCAATAACATGCCTGTCCGTGCCGGATACTAGAAGTTGTCGGACCTTTGTTGGCGCATCCGAAGCACCTGATTGAGAGGCAAAGGTCGTTCCTCTTGTAGAAAGGCCGAGCGTTTTGTCCCAATAGTAAGGGGTGTCATCTACCACATTAAATATAAGGTCCTCTCCCCAGTTGTCCTGTTGCCATAAACGTAAAACATCTGTGGTAGTAATAGAAGAGGCACCACCAAACGTTACAAAGGAATTTGCCTCTAGTACAGCAGCGCCATCGGCATGTGTTGCCGCAGTGGTTCCTCGGGCTCCTCTGACCACTCCTGCATCTATAGTGTTAGTGGATTTACCTGTGTATAGAATAAGCTCTTGATCTATTAGTATTAAACCTACAAACGTAACACCAGCACTGCTGGTGTGCGCTGCTGCGGTAGTTCCATCTGAGCCTCTGCTTAGATCGTTTAGCACATTTCCGGATTTGGAAGCGTAGCGTATATTTTCGCTACCTATTTTTATAGTTCCTACAGAAGGTAGGCCGGAAGCACTCGCCACGGTAATACTACCTGTTTCGTCCACGGCAACATTGGCAGAAATAGTTGTAGAAGCTGTCTCAAAGTCTGTAGCACTGGTTAGTGCGAAAGAAGTTGCGGCGGCATCTGTTATAGCACCGTTAAGTGTTGTTTCAGAAACCCCTGCTACGGTGCCTCCAAAGTTGGCTGTGCCAAACCCTGTTCCGGAGGACTGTACAGTAAGTCCTTTATTTAGTTGGTACTTAGCCACCGTAGCAGCGCCTCCGTTACCGCTGTCTGAAGCGTTGGCTGTAGCAGAAGCCGTTATTGTATAGGTATTAGAGGTGGGGACTGTTTGAATTTCAAACTCGATATTAAGGACGCCTGCTGTGATGTTACCCCCAAGAGATGCCGCCAGCGTAAAGGAGACATAATCACCGGCAAGGGCTCCATGTCCGGAATCAGTTACTGTTATGGTCGCAGACCCATTTGTGGCTGAAAATGTGGCCGTTCCCGTAGCTGTCTTTCGTATAGGCGTAATGTCATTAAAGGCACCCCCTTCTTCAATGTAATACTTTGCTTCAGTGCCCATTGCCATGTATTTAGAACCGTCCAATGCGGCCCATGTAAAGAGTGACCTCGGCGTTCCTACAAACGTATTTTCGGTTAGGTTCGACCAACCTCCCATTTTTTCTGGTCGGCCCTTACGGAACCGTATCAAATTTGAATCGTACCAACTGTTTTCGCTACTGTATGACGTAGACTCTCTGTTGACCCCCGGATTAAAGACGTACTTTACTAAAGGCATACTAGATGTCCTTCTCCTGTTGCCTCAGTATGTTGGCAAGCTCGCTCTTAGTATATGTTTTAACAAGCTGGCTCTGTATCGGAACTATGCAATACAGAGAAGGAAACTTCTGTCCGTTAAAAAGAGGGGCTTCTGTAGCAGAAACTACAGCTAGTTTTTGTTGCATGTGGGATGCAAATACACGCACAAACGTTATGTTCATGTTTTCTAGGGAATGATGCTTTATCCAAGCCTGAACAGCTTCTTCTTGCAAATCCCTATATTTTGCGGCCCATTTATACTTAAAAAAATTCGTGATGTTTTCCAAAGCGCGACCAGCAAATTTACAAGGGTGACCTTGTTGAATGCTTTGTTCATGGTTTGGGAGCGACGATCCCGATAAATGTGTAGCAGTAGCCTTTACAGGCGACAGCATGACTAGAATAAAGATCAACGGGAGTAATCGCATGACACTCCTCCTACTCAGCTAGTTCAGGCCAATCGTACAAAATGCCTGTCTTGTTTCCTTCGCTATCCCATGTAACAAACAATGCTTCTACTGCTGCTGTGTCCGCTGCACCCTTAATGGCATCTTCCATCGCAGTAGCTTTAGTGCGGATCGCATCCCGCCAAGTCTGGATGTTACTTGGAATTGCAGTACCTTTGTCTGCTTTACGAATGACGGCCCAATCAGTCTGTGCTAAAAAGTCACCCTGTTGCTTCTTCACTTGGTCAATTAAAACAGATTTAACTCCAAAATTAACAACCTGATTACCCTTTTCATCCTTTAGTAATTCTCCCGTGTCAACATCTGTCGCATTTACATCGTCTAGGTTCTTGGCTGTTTTCGTTACTTTGCCAGCCGCATCCTGAGTGAACCACCATGTTATGCTATTCGGAATAGGATCAGGGATAATCTCTTCCAGACCTGCAGCTTTTTTCTCATCCGCTGACCAGATGTGCCAGTTGCGCGGATGAGTTATTCCACTAGCATCTGTCCATGAGGAACCAGCATTTACAAGATTCCCAGTTTCTATTTCACGCCACATGATCTTCTCCTATCTTGCTGTAGCTGGTGCAACACCATCACCACCAAAGGGACTTTCTGCGAATGCAACAACTGCATATGTACCACCACTACCATTTACTCCTCCATCACTGGCTCTCATTTTGAAGCCAGCAGAGATGAAGTCTAATGTAGTTGAGCTTATATCAGCATTAGTGGTGTCAGGATATAGTCGTAAAGCAGCAGGATTGGAGGGGCTTCTTTTATTGTCACATATAACCCAGTTATCTGCACTGTCTGTACGTTTTAACATAACCCACGCTGGTTTGAATCCTGTATATATAAATGGCCCATCAGTACTTGCATTCCCAGTAAAAACGCCGATCTTGCTAAAACCGTCAACTTCAACAAATGCATAAGACACATAGCTTTCACCACTTGTGTTAACGTCCGTATGTGTCCCTATTGAAAACACCGTACTTGTGGGTGCCGTATCATTCCAAACAGTTGCATCATCTACTGGTGCTGCATTAGTATTTAATACCAAATAATCGGTTTGCGGATCTGTGGCTACTCCCGCATGATACACTTTCCAAGCATCCGTCGCATCGCGGTTCTTTACCATAATTAGTGTCGGTGCAACCCCTAAACCATGCCCAATAGTGGATGCGCTTCCTGTCCCTTCATAAGTACTTATAGAAATGCCAGCAGTAGCATCGGAATAAGTAGTCGTTGTGTTTATGCCTCCAACTTCATTTGATGCTCCCGAGTTACCAGCAGACCACTGCCAAGCTACAAAAGTATATGTATTTGTATTATAATTTGTACCATTAAAGCTAAAACCATCAGAATCAAATGCACTTATTCCAGCAGTTAAGGTAGTTTCAGCAGCAGTTGAATTTGCCTGTAACTCTTTTTGTACTCCTCTGGCTGCATCAAAAAAACCGTTATTATATGCGTCACTTCTTGATGTAAGTAGAATCATATCTGGCTGCATATTTGAATTGCCGTCATTAGTGACACTTCTTGATGATCCAGTCCCAGTAAAGAGTGCTGCCTGAAAATTAGTCGATCCGTCTTTCGGTGCAGGTTCTTCCAGACTAGCCGTACAGAAAGCCTTGTAGCCTGTAGGAGGGCTGTAGCTCCATTCTGCTTCTGCGAAACGGCCCGCGTAAACATCACTTGCCTCATTGCTTGCTGTTGGACCCCATCCACCTGCACGGCCATCAGAACTCAATGTAGTACTAAAAGCACCTGTACCAGTAGCCCCAGAAGTAGGATCACCAGAATTTTGCCATGTATTATTTTTTGCAAAGTAACATTTTCCATTATCGGCATCCCATGCAATACCTAAAATATCGTTTGTTGTTAGACTATCACCAAAACTGGCAGTAGAACTGTTAAAATATGTTTGACCATCACCTAAACGATACCCAAGTGAAATTCCTGTCTTATCGTGACGGTCATCTCCCGGATCGAATTGAGATATTACGTCAGCTTGTGAAATACCAACCAAGCCAGCAGGACTACTACCTCCTATAGACACAATTTTAACTTCAAAATACCACTTCCCTGTACGCGGAAACATAGTGCCAATTGTGCTACGCTGGTCACCACCAGTATGGGAGAAGTTCCTATTTCCTTCGGTTAAAACAATATTGCTGTCATTTGGAAAGTTAGAGTTCCAAGTACAGTGATTATTCGTAGGAGTATCTGTGGACTGATCTGCAGCGGCTAGATTATTTACTGTCCAATCATTATCATTTCCAGAAACATCGTTTCCTAACGAACTGCTGTCTTTAAAATCTAAATGAAAGCCATTAGTCCCAAAAGATAAACCGCTTATCTTTTTGGGAACCCAAACACCTTCGTCATTTGTCTCGGCAAAACTACTAGGCGTATAAGCGGTGCCATCACACACAACAAGTTCCGCAGCATATCCATCAAAAATATAAGCATCACTTGTTGATGCACGAAACAACTCATGGGCTGAAGCAGCCATCCACACTCCATCATAGTCTTCTGATGGAAGAGTGCCACCTTCCGTTACAAGGGTTAATAATGTGTTGTTAACATATATTTTGATTCGATCTGCAGCTGTGCTTTCAGTTGTATCCCAAGTAAGTACATAGTGATACCAAGCCGTAGCGTCACGATGATAATGTGTGTCAGCAGCTCCACCAAAACCAGACCACACACCGGATACATTAACATGAGCACGACCCAGTGCTGCTGTTTTACGAAAACCGATATAGTGATTGCCCTGCCTAAACAAGCCTCCGTAATTGCCGTCTCCCGTCAACATCCTACTCAATTTTAGCCAACAGCTAAACGTCCATGTTTTTTGATTACCAGCACTACCAAAAGTTTTGGACAGATAGGGACTGTCTGGAGAGTTAAGGCAAAGGCTCTTCTCAATCTCATATGTTGAACTAGGACTAGCAAACCATTGTGAACCAAACATAGTCATCAGATATTACGCTCCTGATAAGGCTAGTTGAACTGCACCAATAAGTATTGAATCAGCCGCCGAGACAAAATAGGGTATAATATCAACTGCATTGGCAGCGGTACTAAGTGTTATCCCAGCATCTCCAGCGGTTTTATACTGACTTCCAAGACTGAGGGTTCTGCTTCCAGTCCCGTCCTGAATACAAACTATCACACCAGCCTGCCCAACCTGTTCTGTGGATGGATTTGCCAAAGTTACATTGCCCGTGAACGTCAGGACAAAATTCTGATTGGTGCTAAAGTCTAACGTCACACTACCTGTATTACTCGTATCAGTGTCTGTTGTTGCCAGCAAAGTTCCTGTTATAGAAGCACCATTTGCAGTTGTCGTAAGTCTTGCACTTGCATTATGATAAAGCTCTACTGCCCCACCCTGATCTCCGAATAAAAACCTATCACCGTCAGCATCCTGTAAATAAAGATCAGTTGCTTTGATAACTAAAGAACCAGTTCCTCCATCAGAGATATAAGAATGTGAACCATCGTGATAAATTTGTAAGTCGGAGCCTGTTCCAAAAGAAGCTTTTACATTATCTGGGAGGAGTAAAGTATCAGCAGACTCGTCCCATAACATATACCTACCAGAAGTGGCCCCAAAGAATTTAACGTCGTG